TTAAATAAATATACAAAAAATTTTTGACAATGTCAAGTATTTTTATTAAAAAATTAAGATTTAGCTGGCATAGGTTTTAATTTTCCACCATTTTTAGTTTTATTGTTAGTATAAGTAACGTCCTCAGTTACTCTTCTTTTCAATTTTTCTCTTATTTCTTCAAATAATTGTTCTTTTTCTTCAACAGTAAACGATTTATTATTTAGTCCTGGGATTTCAACTGTAAGACTACCGCTAATAGGGTCAAATGTATGTCTATTTGAAGTTGATACGACTTGTTGTTGCGTATTTGTTGATTTATTAAACATTTCTCGTTCATATCTATCAATTCCACCTCCAGGTTTGCTAGCCATTATAGCTTTTACTTTATCAGCGTTATGTATCGGTGTTATAGTACCATTATTAAATATACCTTTACCTTTTGAATAATTAGTACCAAATTTTCTAGACATCATTTTACTAGGCTTACTAATACTAAACCCATCATTTATAGGGTTAGTAAATATAGCGTCATTAACACCATAAGTATCTAAATCACCTACTGTACCACCAATAGAACCCCCAGCCATACCACCTATTAAACCACCAACTATAGTACCAATACCTGGTAATAACATAGTACCAAGCGCAGCACCAGCAGCCGCACCACCCCACGCACCAGCACCAGCTCCTAATCCTTTTAATACACCTCTACCGATAGCCTCACCAGCACCTTTACCTTTTTCTTTTTGTTCACCGTATTCACCAAAACCAGCAATACCACCAGCTAATAAACCACCACTAATAGCACCAGCTGAACCAAGACCAGCTTTAAAATTAGCACCAAACCCTGGTTTAGGTAAAGCTGGTCCAATCATACCTCCAGGTGTACCATAAGCAGCTCCGCCACCCATTCTAAACATTGAATTAGCCATACCGCCACCTATAGGACCACGACCCATACCCATACCCATTCCTCCACCAGTTCCCAACATGAACCCTTTAGATAAGGCAATACCATTTAAAAACCATTTAGCAGCGTTAAAAAGACCACCAAACAATTTAAAAGCACCAATCAATAATGGTATTGATTTGGTGAAACCAGCGATTGTTGCAACCAACACTGGATGTTCAACCATAAATTCACCAAAAGCATTAACAATGTTACCAAACCATTCGGCTACTTTTTCAATTGTTTGTCCAAAACCACCTTTTTTATTTAAACTATCTGAAAATTTTTGTAATTTTGATACCAGACCAGTTTTAGGGTCACTAAGTTTAGTTATTAAAGGTAATAAAAATATTTTTAATTGCATCATCAAGTTTGATAAAGTATCATCAAAAGATTGAGCTTCTTCTGCTCTAGCTCTTAATGACGCTTGTTCAGACATTTGTGTTTTCAAAATATTTTTATCTTGTTGAGATAAAGTCTTCAATAACTTAGTCTCCCCATTAATTACTATTTTAGCGTTACCTTTTTCATCTATGAAGGATTTGTTAGTAACATATTCTTTAAGGTCTTTATCACCACCAAAATCAAAATTAACTTGTGATTTAATCATGCTGAATTTCTTAGCATTCTTACCAGCCGTAACTAAATCATCATAAGCGATACCAGTTTGTTCAGCAATGATTTTTAATCTATGCATCTCTTTTGCTGACATATCAAATTGACCAGTTTTCTTGTTGAATATAACCGATTGTTCAGCAGCCTTACCAATCTCTTCAGTCAATCCAGCCATATCATTACGAGCCATATACATCAAGTGGAATGGGTCAGCCATTTGAGCCCACGCACCACCCATAACTTGTAATTGAGCTGACATGTTAACAGCGCCTTCAACATCCCAAAGTTTATCAGCAAAACCAGCCGCAAATTCCATATCAACACCTAATTTAGTTATTGTTTCTGCCATTTTAGCTAAACCTTTAACTCCATCTTTGAAATTGTATTTGTTTAGCATTTTTATATTCTTAGAAATTAGTTTAACTACTTTAGTTGCATCAACACCCATTTTATGCGAATCGTTCATCGTTTGTTGAACAAATTTAACAGTACTTTCAGCTGCTATGTTTTGGTTACGCATATCCATAGCCATTTGAGATGTACCTTCAACACCTAACCCAGTAGCCACAGCCATCTCTCCTAACGATTTTAACGTCTTTTCAGACATTAAAGCTGTTGTACCTACACCTTCACTATATTGTGCTTGTATTTGTGATAATTCTTTAACACCAACACCAATAATAGCTGTTTGTTTAGCAGCAGAAACTATAGAACCTCTAAAACCAGCAGATTCTTTACTTAGGATACCCATTGATAAAGCTGATTGCTTCATCGCTTTATCCATTTCAAATAACCCTAACCCTTTTAAACTGTTATACGCACCTTTAAAAAGTCCTGGAATTTTTTCCATGGCTTTTAAAGTAGGTAAAACAGAATTAGTTAACGCAAGGTTTATAGCTTTAACTTCTTTTAATGTATCATGATACATTTCACGCTGTAAATCTAATTGAACATTCTGTTTCTTTAGAATTTCTAATTTGATTTTTTCTTTTTCTAATTCTTCATCAGTTAAGTTAATAATACCTCTTTTTCTATCAGCAATTTCTTTATCAACTTTAGCTTGAGTTTTTCTTTCTAGTTCTAAAGATTTGGTTAAAGTAGCTTGAATATCTTTATATTTCTTTACCGCTTCAATATATTTATCATAACTACTATTAACACTATTTTGCAAATTAACTTGTTTCTCAAGCATTTGCAAAACTATCCTAGCTTCTTCTTCTATTTGTTTTCTACTTTTAGCCATTATTAATTGGTATTAACTTTGTTTATTTTATAACCATCAGAATCTAAAAATTCAATTAAAACATTTGTTTTCTTTGAAACCTTTTGATTATTTGCTGCATCTGTATAATATTTAAACACATCACAATTAAATGTATGAGGTTGGGTTGATTTCTCTTTGACAATGATTCTAAATTTATTATAAGCATTTTCCAATACTCTGTATTCTCCATATTTTAATGAATCAATTGAAAATTGTTTAACTTTTACAGCGTCTCTAAATGTATACTCAGAATTAGCTTTTAATTCAAATATTTTGTTAATAGGTTTACGCACTCTATCAGTAGCGTCCCACTCCATTTGAACATAAGGTAATTCTATTGTTTCTAAGGGTTTGAAAAATACTGTTTTATTCTCAATAAAATTTTCACCTAACTTATTAGTTATCCTATCATCAAAAACTTTGCTAATACTATTCAACACTGGTATATTACCTCTTCTAGGTTCAATCTTTTTACCAGTTAAATTAGCAAATAATAATTTCAGAAATGAAGGGTTTTTACCACCTTGGACCTCCATAAAATCTTTATCTTTTTTTATTAACCTATATAAATCTAAAGCATTACTTTTAGTTTCATTAGATTCATCACTCATAATATCATCCATGAAATTTTCAAGACTTACATTAGGGTCATCTATGTCGTTTTCAATTTCATCTGTGGTAAGTTCTTCACCGTTTTGTTCTTCATCACTTTGCTCTTCACCACCAGCTTCATCAATATCCCATTCGTATATACCTTTGATTAATTCACTTTTTTTAGTTATCGTGCCTTCATCGTTAATATATTCAATTGATGGGACTTCAAAATTTGGTACTGGGCTATTTTCATCGAATTTATATTTTTCTGGTATTTTAGGTAATTCAATTTTTTCTGTTGCTGTATCTACGTCATCAGCTAGTTTGAAAAAAATACTATATTTAGATGTATTATTAATACACGTTAATTTCATAGTATCCATTCTAGGTAACTTAATAGTTAAAACATCATTTTCCTTTAACCCATTTAAAGTATCAACGAAATCATAAATCATTTGATTAATGTTAACACTTTCTTTATTTTCGTTATCAGCAGCAACCGCATTAGTTTGATTAGGTTCTTGTTTTTGCTGATTAGATGGACCCATTGGTTTATCTAATAAATCATCAATTGATTTAGCTTTTGACGCTTGGTTACCAGATGTATTTGAAGTTTTTAACATTTCAACAATAGCATCAAAACTATTAACTTTTTTAGATTTAGCGTAACCATTCAAAAGATTTGCCATACTAGCGTCAACTTCATTTTCTGGTTTCTGTAGCATTTTAAAAACCGCTTTTAATTTAGTTTTAAGGTCTTTGATGTATTGAGCTTTTTGTTTTGGTACTCTAGCGTTTAATGAATTATTTACAGCGTTTTGAATATAATCAAACACTGGTTTATTTTCTGATTTTGATAAAAATTCCATTGCATCATTTTCATCTTTTATTGTCACGTTTCGCAATCTAGCAGAAATTTGGTTGAATAACTTATCTTCCAACAATAATTGCTCTTTAATTAAATTTTTAAGTCTATTAAACTGTGATTCGGTTATGACTATCTTTTTATCCATCTTTAGCTATTTTTATATAAATATTACAAAAAACAAAAAATCCCCATTAAAATGGGGACTTATTGTAATGGTATCATACCATTTTTCATTTGTGTTTTTAATGCTTCTCCAGAAACTCTAGTTTCTCTACTACCTTTTCCAGTCGTTTTAGATTTGGTTTCCTTCTCCTTCTCCTTCATCTCTTCAATCCGTTCTTCTTTTTCTTTGGTCTCCTTTATTAACATATTTAAAAAGAATCTTCTTTCATATGTAGGCATTGATAAAACGTCATTATAAGTGACGTTTTTCAAATATTGCGTACATATATAAATCTCCTCTAATAAAATAGGCTTAAAGTCTGATGTTAGGCCAAAAAAATGTGACACTAAGGGGAAGAAAGGTGGCGATAGACCCTCCCCCTGGGGTCTGAACATTGATGTTTAGGTCAATGCCACTTTCAATTGATTCAACATATTCATTAAATGCTTTAGCGTCAGCAATTCTCATAGATGAAGCAAAATCTTTTATATATCTTTTATCTCTATTCCCATTAATTTCAACAATTTGTCTTTCTAATTTATAAGTTGACGCATTGTTTACCAATACTTTATTTTCTTTTTCTTTTTCTAAAATTCTTTCTAGTTCGTCAACGTCACCACAAGTTAAAACTTTGAATTTAATTACATTTTTTGTTACTGGTAATTCAAATGTAAACTCACCATTCTCATCTGGTTCAGCAGTTAACTCAATTTCTTTAAGTTCATTTAAATTTATTTCAGTTTCAAATGGTTCATCTAATTCATCTAATAGAGTTACTGGATACATTTCACCATATGCTGTTGCTCTAAGCCATAACATAATAGCGTTTCTATCACCAATAGTTAAATCTTTGTATCTGATTTCTGGTTCCAATATTTTTCTGTTGATTAAAATTTCTAAGAATTGACCACTTTGTAATAAGTTTGGTGATGATAAAATGTTTTCATCAGCAGTTGTCATATAAGCTATTTTAATGTTAGCTTTTTTACTTCTATATAACTTACCTCTAGATGGTAAAGGAATAACGTCAAATGGTGCGTTATAGTTAGGTTGACTTAACTCATAAATGTATGGGTCAATATTGTTAGGGTTTTGACCATAATTCTCATATGTGTTATTAACTGGCGGCACTGATGGCGGAGTTGGTGGTGGAGTATTTGGTACTCTATTTTGTTGTTCCATATTATTGTTATTATTTACATTATTGTATGATTGTTCATACATTTTTTGATAGTTTTGAGTTTGCTGTTGATTTAATCTTAACTGTTCATCTCTTTTACGTATCAAATCTTGATTAGCATCTACTTTTTTAGGTGCGTCTTCAGCCAGTTGTGGTTCAACAACCATACCTTGTTTATTTTTTCTTTGAATTTGTTCTCTGGTACGCTGCATCATCATTTCAACTGCGTTTTTATGTGAATAACTTAATTCATCAGAACTTTTAGCGTTTTCATAAATTTCGTGAGTCGCCATAGCTTTTTCTTGTTCAAAATTAGCTATTCTTTCAGCGTCAGTTAAATTGTTTTGAGGTTGTTCTCTTTGAGGAAAAACATTTGGTTTTTTATCCATATTTGAAAAACTTATTTATTTCGTTATAACTTTAAAAATAAATATATGTTAATAAGTTTTTTTGTAAATAGAAACTATGTAAAATTAAAAAACCACTCGTTAAAGTGGTTTTTTATTATTTATTTTCGTATTCTTTTATTAGTTCTTGATTCTTAGCAATCATATTTAAACGCTTAACTAAGTTACCTCTATTTTTCTTAGGTTTACCTTCTTTTCTAGCTTTTGCCATATTTTTATTTATTAATTTTATGTTATTTAATAATAAATATCATAAACCTAATTCTTTTCTTAAAATACTCATAATTTCTTCTGGTTTATTTTTAATATCACTTTCCCAAAATCTTAATAATTTGAATCCCTTCTCTTCAGCTATCAAATTTTTTCTATAATCATTACCGACTGTTTTTATTTGTATTGGAAAAGTCGGTATTTTATGGATACTATTAGGATTACAATGGTGAAAATCACCATCAACCTCAATTAATAAATTAGAGTTGTGTATATAAAAATCAAATAAAGCTGATGACACTTGTTTTTGGTATGTAAAATCTTTTTTTTCAATTAAACCTAAAATTTCTAGAAATGTTTGAAATGTAACTTCTAATTTAGTCTTTTTATTTTTATAATTATTTTTAATCAATCTTTCTATTAACCTATGTGATTGTTTTTCTCTTTCGTCTGGATTAGACCATCTTAATTCTGAAGCTTCTTGTATTTTTAATTTATGTTCTTGAGATTTTGGGACACCTTTAAGTTTTTTTGAAATATTAATACCACGGTTTTGGTTTGACATTACCTTATCAATATTATCTTTCACCCTTGAATCATCAATAGTTAAACCTTTATTCCATATTTTTAAATCACCAGATGCATGCATCTTTTTTTGTGTTTCATGTGATTTTCTTAATACTTCTTTATTGTGTCCCCAATTATTATTAACCCTAGCAACATGTCCTCTAATGTAATCAACAAAACCTTTTTCAATAGATAAAAACTTAACTGATTCACCACAACCACATTTACATGTTGGTTTAACCCCACTTAAAATATAATCAATATATGTTTGTTCAGCATTAACACCATGTTTTTGGGTTCGATGTCTTCTCAATGAATCCAAATTATCAAACTCACGTTCACATTCTTTACATATTACCATAAAATAAAAATTCTTTTAATATATTCATAATTTAATACAAATATACTAAAAGAATTCTTACAAGTCAAGCTTTTGATAAAGCTATTTTAATTAAAAATCAGAATAATAAGATTGCTCTGTCAAAACGTAATGTTGCAGTAATCTCAGCGATACCGTCATCATCCATCCCTAAGTCACCAAATGATACGTTTGTTAACATTGTCCCATCTAATAACCATTTCTCGATAACAACCCCAGTTGGGTCAAGTAATTCTAAGTCAACTGGACGTTTGTAACCAGCAGCATAACCTTGACGACCAGTAATAGATTCTGAGTGTAAACGAACCCATTCCATAATAGCTTGAGCTGCTGAAGGACCAATTGGGTCACGGAATGTAACGTCAATCGATTCCCATGTAAAACGACCAATAACCCATGTTGAAGTATTTAAGAAAGGAATCTCAACTTCGTTCTGTGTGATTGAAGGTCTAGAAGCAGTTGATAACCACCATTGTTGGATACCTAAATCTGCTGGGAAAGTTAATAACCAACGATTCTTTTTCTTAGGTTCGTATGGTAAGGGCATTTTCATCAATAAATCAGCCATAATGTTCTAGTTTTTTATTTAGTTTTATTATTTGTTGTTTTTTATAAATAAATATGTTAATTATGAAAAATTTTTCAATTTTATCTATATTTTTTACTTATTTTTTAAAATATTATTAATCAGTTCAGAATGTTTAAGTTTACAATCAAAACCGTTTTCTTTAGCATTTGAATTAAAATTAGTTACAATCTTCTCAGCATCATAGATAAATTTTTTATCAGCGCTAATTAAACCTTTGTTTTTCAAGTCTTCAATTATTTTATTCAAGTCTTCTTTATCATCCAAAATAGATTTTATTTTAGTATAAGTTGATTCCTTTTTTAATTCATTATTTGCTATTTCTAGATTGTAATTTTTTAAGTTTAATCCTAAGATTTTACCCATAGCTAAAATCATTTCAACATTAAAATTAAATTCCACTTTTTTATTTTCAGCTTCCTTTAAAATTAATCTATTAAATTGCTCTAACGTTATTTTAATTACCTTCATAATAATAAATATCTATAAAAACAAAAAAGCTCTCAGATGAGAGCTTTCTTGCTTTATTTTTAATTTTGGTTATACATTGTCAAATGATGCACCAGTATTCATAATTACGAATTCTAATTGAATGAACTCTAATGCTCTTGTTGGTTTCAAGAATATTTGACCAGTTAATTGGTTTCTATCGAAATCTTCTGGGTCGTTTGATAAAACAACACGGAAATCGTATAAACCTCTTTGACTTCTAATACTGTCTAAGATTGGGTTTACAAGTGATAAGAATTGGTTTCTTACAGCTGCATCGTTTTGCTCAAATAATAATCTGATAGAAACAGCAGAAATAAGTTTTCTTGCTTGTAATAACAATCTTCTAACATTGATTCTGTTAAGAGCTGTATCTTTGATTTGAAGTGTTTTGTTACCCCAGATTTTGATACCATCTGTTGTGAAAGTAGCAATTGGGTTAATTCTTGCTTCATAAAGAACATCTCTTTCTTCTAATGTTAATTTCTTTCTAGCTTGTACTGCATTAACACCACCTCTTTCGATACCAGCTACTGCATACCATGGAGCTGTTTTCTTATCTGTAAACGCTACGTTTCTAACAACATCTCTTGTTGCTGGCATCCAAACATAAACATTATTTTCAGTGTCATCTACTTGAATCCATGGCCAGTAAGTACATGTGTAGTTACTGTCAAAAGTACCATCTAAGAAATCAGCGATATCAGTAGCAGCCATTGGGGTTACACCATCAGATTCAGTATCTGGAGTTGTAACAATGTATAATGAGTCAGCTCTATCGTTTTCAATCATATCGATTGCTTCTTCAACTAAGTTACCATTATCCATTACATCAATACCTGGAGTTGCAAACACGTTGATGTTAACAGCTTCTGGGTTTCTAAATGTCCAAATACCTTCTAAGAATGCGTAGTAATCAGAGTTTATAGCAGCGTCACCGTTATATAAAGTTCTAGTTTTAAACGCACCACTTAATTTACCTTTACTACCTAATGTACCGTTTATTAAGAAAGAATCTAAATTACTTCTTCTAGTTCTGTAAATATCCCATCCATCAAAACCACCGTAAGGTGCAAATGTAAATTTACGAGCTCTAAGTTTTTCATATTTAGTACCTAATACACCAGCCTCACTTCTAAATTGAGCGTCACCAACTTCGAAAGAGAAAGTTTCGTTATCAATTGATACTGAAGCAGCATCTAAGTCCATGTGAAAACCTTTTGTTAATGCACTAAATTCAACACCTTTATGGTCAAAGAAATCAGCGTCAATACCTACTAAATCAGATAAACCTAAATATTTTTTAGCTATTTGAGATGAAGTATCAAAAGCACCATAAGCAGTTTGATATAGTAAGTTAGGTGAAACAACACCAGTATTACTTGCTGCTTGATAATTTCTCATTGGATAACCAACAAAACCAGCTGGGAAAGCATCTGAAGTGTTATTAGTATCATCCATTTCAATCAATATAAAACTTGATTTTGAAGGGAAGTTACCATCTAATGTACCAATTCTTCTAGCAATATAGTTAACAGAAGTTGGGTCCATAGTCACTTTTGAGAATGATTCTAATACAGTTGGTTGAGTATCATTATCATTAAAAGCTCTAATTACAACATCAAATTCTTTTGTATCTAATTTAACGTTTCTAATAGAAATTTTAAATTGTTCATTAGCAGCGTTACCATCAGAAATTGTCCAGAATCTGAATAATCTTAATACTTTAGTACCACGTAACTCAGAAACAACATATGGTGTAACAGCTGGTTTGTATTCTTGTTTGTAATCATTAAATGAGTTAGCGTAATTTATAGTAGTTAAATTAATACCTCTGATTTTACCAGCGTTATTTAATGTATCAAACATTTGTTCAAAAAATTCTTCGGCAAATATTGCAGCTTTACCATCACTATTTGTTCTACCCAATACTTTTGGTAAATAACTTTTCTTAGTGTTATCTAATGATAACGTATAGTTGAAATTACCTTGAATATTAGATTTACCAGATAATGCAAATTCAGCTAATGGGTCAAGCGCAGCATCAGTTACTGAAGGGTTGAAAAGAGGACCATTTGTTGTTCCAGTAATTTCATATGATGGTAATTGAGTATCAACATTAATACCACCTCTAGAACGTAATAACACAACTAATTTATCTTCAGCGTCTGAATAACCAGTACCAGAATAATGAACAGTAATACCAGTTGTAGTACCAGTAATGAATGCACCAACAGCAGTTAAATTATTAAGATACATAGTTGTAGTTAAACCACTAAAGGTACCACTAGTTTTAATGTTACCAGTAACATCATAAGTAGAACCAGTTGGACCTTGTGAAATTGTTGCTAATGTATCGTCTAAATCACCACTATTAATTATTTGTTGTAACAATGGGTCATTACTAACTATTGTTACGTTAGTGTTTGCTGATGTAGCTGTAAATCTTATTAATGGAGTAGCAGCGTTATATGTTGTAGTAGTTGTTGCAGCAGTAGTTGACTCATCCAAAGCTGCGTCTAAAGTAATACCCCAAGCTTGTCCAGCTTCAAAACCAGATAATCCTAATACTCTTGTTACGAATAATTGATTTGATTGAGATAAATATTCTTTTGCGATATATGGTAACTCATATAAAGGAGCGTTGTTATCTTTAACTTTTGTAGCATTTAAACCACCAAAAAATTTTCTAAAATTATCATAACTGTCGATAAAAATAGGTTGAAACGCTGGTCCAATAGTTGTCTCACCAACTAACCCTAACGTAGTCACACCTATTTGACTAGTTACAAAAGATAAGTCTTTTTCAGATGTATAAACCCCTGGACTTACAAATACTTTATTTGGCATAATTTTGTTTTTTGTTTTATGTTATTATTTATCGTTTTATTATAAATATTAACTTTTTTTCAAAAGTAGAGCCAATTAAAAATATAAATATAAATTAGTATGAATTTTATCATACTTTTATCATACTTATAAGAAAAAGACTTATGAAACGAGACAAAAACTTGAAAATTACACCAAAAACGCACGAAATGTTAAAACAATACTGTGAAGAAAATGGGTTAAAAATGTTTGCTTTTGTTGAAAAATTGATTCGTGATAAGTGTCAACCTAAAAAAGGGTTATATGACGAAGATTAATCACAATTCGAATTGGTCTCTTATTTCAATAGGAACATTACTCATTTCTTTGAATTCTTGAAATAACAATGGTGTCATCTCTTCAATTAAAAAAGGTGTGTTTATCAATGCTTCTTCTTCATTTGTATATACTCGATATGTTGAGATATAATCATCAATTAAATCACTAGAAGGTCTTAAACAAACATTCGCTTCTAAATTATTACCAATTGAATATGTTGCAGTTAATGTAAATTTTTCCATAATATTATAATAATGAATTAACACCTAATTTTAATAAATCAAATTGACCAGAGTTGGTAACACCACCACCACCACCCATGGCTCTACTTGCAAAGAAGTTTAACCCTTGTGTTGGTTCTGGTAAATTTGTCGTTATTGTACCCATAGCTATAGCACCAGTTTCATTGTTAATAACCATATATTTAACATTATTTGATGATGGTTCGTTATATAATGTTAAACTATAAACAGTTGTTGATGCTGAACCAGCAGTTCTGTTAGCTGGAAAATTAACACCCAAATCAATTTTAGTTGCAGTACCACCAGAATTATTATGGATTATTTGTAAGTTAGTATCAGCACCATCATTACCTAGACCTATTAAGTTAGTTAAAGTACTTACTTGTGTTAAACCAACACCACCATAAGCCAAATCAGTTGTCTGACCAGCTAACCCATAAAATTGTTGACAAGTACTTGCAAAAGCAGTATCTGATATATTAAAATCACAAACATATCTAAATCCACCACCTATAAACCACAACAAAGCAGAACCTCTAGTACCAGTATATCTACCAGTTGAAACAACCGTTGCATAATATCTCAAACGTATTTGTTTACTTGCAAAATTAGTTGATGCAACAGATTGAGCCAAGTTTGATGCTGTCGTACCCATAGTAACACCACCGAAAGTTGTTACTGTAGTAGAGTTATTACTAAAAATAACACCTCTATAAATTTCATTAGGTGATAATTCTGGTATAAAAGTATTTACAATATCAGCAGTTATTGTTGTTGCTGATATCGTGTTTGCTGTAAGACCATTAATGAAATTAGTTGGACCAGTGATAGTACCACCACTAAATGTCGAACTATTAGTACTAAAACCAGTTACGTTAAACGTACCTCCAGTATTGTTTGTAAAAGTAGCAACTCCAATAGTATTGTCATAAGTACCACCAGAAACAAAAATATCAGTAGGTAAATTGTAATATGTTGTTGCAGAAATAGTGTTAGTATATAAAGCATTTATGACATTATTAATAGTATTACCACTACTTTTAACGTAAAAACTTAAATTATCTATTCCTTGTATTTGTTTAATTTTTATTCTGCTCATGATATATTAATCTTTATTTTTTATATAAATACTTTTTATTTTTTAAATGTTTTATTATTTATACT